CTAACGCCCCATAAACCTCGCCCTGGATCCACGCACACTTGGTGGCAACGGGAAGCCGATGAGGCACAATTGATCGAGCGCGAACAGTACGACCGATTCCAAACCTGCCGCTACTGCTAGACTCCATTCCTTGATCCACGGCGTTGTGTAATCGCTGACACCCACCAGGTGGCTGCTTTGCGACGGCGGGAATCCAAGCTGTTGCGGCAACTGAATCGACTGGCGTGCCAGATCCAGATTGCGGTCGCCGGTATAAGTGAAGTTCTCAGTCTTTAGGCATGCCAGGTGAGCCGGCGTCCAGGCGGCTGCCGGGTAGTTGATCAGCTTGTTCAGCGGCGTGTTATTGACGTCCGGCGGGTACAGTACTTCGAACTTCGTGTTCGGCAGTGACTGGCGCACGAACGTCATGATCGTCTGCGTGAACTGACCAATTAGGCCGGGAAGAAAAGCACACTCGTTTGAATACAGAGTCGGATCGGCGTTCTGACTGGGAATCGTCGCCATCGGTTGCCCGTAGGCTGTATGATACGCGGCGGTCGTGTACGCATCATAGAATGGCATTCCACCATGAGCTGCCATGTACCACCATTGAACTTCGCCGAATTGCAGGTACGGAGTCATGCCGGCGCTTGACATGATTTGTGCCATGTCGAGATACGCCTGCTGCCAGAACGCCGTGCTCTCCGGACCGAAGTTGGTTTGTAAGGCCGGCGTGTTCACGGTGCACGCAGTGCCGTCGGGATAGCGCTGGGCAATTCCCGCGCCGGTGGTTGCATTCCCATTGCCAAGCTCCATACTGAATGACGCGGTGGCGACCATGCCGTAGCTGTTCACGGCCTTCAAGTAACTAAGTGTCCAGTCGCGAGCCGCACGGTTCATCCGCGGCACGGAGGTCAGATCCGTTAGCCAGGTTCCATCCTGCCCTCCCGACAGCGCGCCCGCCGCCAGACTCGCGGTGAACTGCGTGCTGCCAGTACTCACGCCCAGTGTAATGATATTGCCTGCCGAACCCAGGAGCCGCGAAGTGATTGTTAGGCTGGCGCCATTGGCTTGGGCCCACACCTCGCTGGAACCCGCGTTGATCAATAGTTCAAAGCAGGTGGCAATGCTTTCGGCCGTGTCGCCGATCAGGTTCCAGTGCTGCAGCACTGTGCCATCCAGATCGATTTCCGTCTCTCCACCCGCGCCGAACACCGGCTGTCCCGTAAACGTGATCGTCGCGGCTGCATATCGGTTATCGGGGCAGACCAGCTCATAAAACCAGAGTGCTCCCGCGTAGTGGTTCAGTCGGCCCGAAAGCCCCAGAGTACTTACCAGCCACGCCGTTCGCTCCGGCGCGAGCGCTAGAGAATGGTTCGTGTCCCAGTCCGTCGCCGCCGCTGCCTTCGGCATTGGAATAAACGCCGACAGGTTGCCGGTCGGCACTGCGAGTTCAAGAAAGTCGAAGTAAACCGACGCGCCTGCCCCTCCCGAACTGACAATGCTAACGCCGTGCTCTACGGATGCGGCTTGCTGTCCTAACGGCACTCGCATCAGCACATCTTCGCCGGCAAGCGCAAGGTCGACTATGGTCGGTGTACCACCGTCTACTTGAACGGTCACCTGCCCGCCGCTCGTTAGTGCCCGCGTTCCCAAGTACAAGGTGTGCGCGAACTCTGAGGTGTAAGTGCATCCGACTGCGGAGCCCGGCATCGTCGTCGATTGGATGGACCCGCCCGAGTAGTTTCCGATCTCGCCCGCCCAGCTTCCCGTGTAGGTCAGAGTCGTCGAACTATCTTCGATCCGTCTGCTACCGGGACCCGCCACTTGATACGGCGCGCCGTTCCCGGTCACCATCCAATTCGACACGACAACCGAGAACTCGCTGCGTTGGAAGCTCGCCGTCTGCACGTCGGCCGCCCAAGTCCATCGCAGTTTCCGCACCTTCGTCATCCTTGCGGCCGGAATCAGGACGCCATTCAAATCCGTCAAATTTGCTAAGTTCAGGTCCACTTGCCAGGAAACCGGCGATATGCCGCCCTGGAATAGGGCAGAGGAAGGTGCCCACGACTCTCCCCCGGCACCATAAACGGTTCCGTAAACACCAATCCGGTTACCATTGGACCCCGACGCTCCCAGATAGGTGAGGGTAATTGTCGCACCGTCTGCCGCGGCGATCGCTAGCCCGATCTCCTGATTAGCAGTAATCGTACTGGCCAAAGCCGCTGCGGCAGTGATCAGCGTGTCCCCGGAGACGAATTGGTAATTGTAGTGTTGGTCCAGCCAGGCCAGTTCGATGTAGTCTCCGGTTGACGGCGTGCCTTGCAGTTGGAACTGCACCGTCGCTGGAACCGCGCTCGACAGGGGCGTCGCGTACCGTGCAAGCGGTACCTCGTATATCTGTTCCGTGCCGCCGGCGTCGGCCCAGATTCTGAGGTAAGGCCATGGTTGCGTCGGATACCAGATCGAATCCAGACCGATGCAGTTCGTGCGGACTTCCTGGTAGGACAGGCGCAGTCCGCTCAGGTCGCCGTCGGGAAGATTGCGCAACGACGGGTACTCGAATACATTGTCTCGGTTCCACTCGAGCACCGCCCAGTCGGACTGACTTCGCCAGCAGCCGGAAATCGTGAATCCAGTCCCGCTGGTTTCGCTCAAAGCCGCGATCGCCGATGGTTCGAAAAAGTAACATTGGAGATCGCGATCGGGGCATAATTTGGTCAGCGTCTCACTCATCAGAGTCTGATAATCACGGTCAGGTCCGCGCCTGGATAATGTTGTCCCACCGATTGAACGGCCAGTGTTATCTGGTCACCCGCCGCTAACGGCGCCAGACTCTGCCCATTTGCGTCGTTTGAGGTAGTCTCATTAGCCTCAAACAGCAACTGGCAGTATGGCGCCCCATTGACGCTTAGTTGCAACTGTACCGCCGCGTCCGCCGCCGCGCCGAGCACGGCGTAGATGTCTCTCACCGAATGGGCAGCATCTACCACCAAAGCCGGTACTGCCGATTGGTCAATCGACAGGAACCCCTCCACCTGAATGGAGTACTGTCCGCCTGACAGTGTTCTCAGACCGCTACTGACCGTGTGCGTCAGGCAGACACTCGCCATCGGGCTGTTTCCCTTCTGGTTGGTAACGAACAGTTGCGCACTTGCCACCCGAGCGTCTGGAAGCAGTATCGGAAAACTCCATGTGCCGCTGTACTGGCTCCCAAAGAAGCCCTGGGGAAACCCAGTGATTGAGGTAAGTCCCGCCAGGTGAAAAACAGCCTCCTGCGCAGCGTGCGCGCTCGCTGGACTGCTGTGCACGCCCCGCTGGACCGTGTATTGCGCGCCGCCTGCGCTGACCGCTGTAACTTCCAGCACCTCGCTATCGATCTGCAGAATGGTCCCGGTCTGCGCGGGCCCTGGAGCGTTCAGGGTCAAAAACGCGTCACCAGCACCTATGGCGCTGGCAAGTTCGAACGTCGTAGCGCCCTGCAATTCGTCCCAGTAGTAGACCGACAGGGTCGCCGCTGAGATCGTCTTGGTGTCGGTCATACCGGTGAAGGAGATGCCGCTCAGGTCCAACGTCCCGCCGCTCTTGCCGGCGCCCAAGCCAAAGAACGGAATCGGCGGAGCTGCACCGTCGCTGAATCCGCTCCCCCCTATTTGCCACCGCGTAACTGTCGATAGCACGGGCGGGCACTCGACGTTGGCCGCATTCGCCGACCGCCCCGTCACATGGACTGTTTCGCCGCCGTGATTGGGAACATCGAAGCTCACCGGGCTGCTCTTCGTCACCGCCCCGGAATGCCAGCCCGCCTCCGCCACCACGAAGTGACTTGTGGCGTCCGGCGGCACGACCCACGCGCTCGAAAGAGTCAGCGTTGTCACATCGTTGTTTGTGATCGATGCCTCCTGCCCAGCGCCCGTCCCTCGGGTGATCCTCACCGTCATGCCCTGATAGCAGTTCGGAATCATCTCCAGATTCCCATTGCCCACGGTTGTCGGCGAAAAGATGCTGGTTGCCATCTCGGGCTGGAGTTCCATGCGCCAGTAGAAATCGGCATGGTCGAAATTCGCATCCGGTGGGGCGATTAGTTGATGTTGCGCGCCGGCATCGGTGAAACTTGTCCCAATAGTCTGGCTGGACGCAATCCGCAGCAGGTCCGAGGGTGTCGTCCCGCGGTATACGTTGAACGTAGCGGTCCCGGCAGGAAAGCTCAGCCCCGTAATCGTCACCGAGGTCCCAGCGCTTTCGATCACCGCCGTTACAATGAATGACAGTCCGCCCTCGTCTCCCGACGCGTCCACACCCGAAACCGCGTAGTACAAGACTTGGTTCGCGGCGAGCGTGCCGCCGGTTCCAATAGTCGCGGCCAGACTGATCAATGGTACGCCGGGCCCTGCGGATGTTCCCGCCGTAGGCGCGACGAAACTCACCGTCAGGCTTGCCCGAATCGTCCCGTCGCTGCTCGTCGTGTCCGTCTCGACAATGTCGAACTCCACCAGTCCATTCGCATCCACAGCGCTCCCCAACAAGGGCCGCGGAATTCCAATCGTGGCGGTTGCCTGCTGGTTCGTTCCTGCCGCCGAGCCGCTTTGCCCGTTCGAGTCCAGGTACCATGCGTCGTCATGGATCTGCGCCGTGATCACCGCCGTCCGGTAGTTTGTAGCAGGAGAGATCTTCAGCACCCGGAATGGTTGCCGGTTGAACCCCTCCTTTTGATAAGTGACCGTGATTAGGTCGCCTGGCCTGATCCCAAACGCCATGATGCTCGTTTCAAACTGAATGGACGTGTTGCCCGAGAGCGACTTATCCAGGTTGAATTTGAGCACGCGGGCTGCCTGGTCGTAATTGGGAAGCCCAATCGCCATCAGCGTCGCGGTAACTTGCTGGCCCGTCAGGTTGACGTCGTCCGGATCTACCACCGTGTAACTGTCCTGCTGATAGCTGTTCAGGGCATCTTGAAAGTCGATACTGAGGGAGTTTGGTGTGTCTGCAATGCTCCGTGAGGAGACCACGACGCTCGCTTCTCCCGTCGAGTTTCGCAGGATCCCCGAGATTCCGGTCGTCCCGTCGCCAAACTCATACGCCGGCCAGCCGCCATCCAGCGATTCAGTGCTATTGGACCACGCGCTTTGCGCCGCCTGCTGGAGCGCCATCGAGTTCTCGACATTGACTTGCAGTATCCCCCCGGCGCCGTAAGTCAGGTAAAGTCGCGATGCATTGCGAATCCCTCGAATCACGTCGCCGGCGCTGCGTTTGTTCTGCAGCACCAGGTTGCAGCCGAATCGGGGAATGCTGATCGGGTTGCCGTTCAAGTCGGTTGAGTTGATCAGTTCGTCGCAATACGCCGCCGCCGGCGCCAGTGTCGAATAGTCGATCTCCGTAGCGTCCCACCCGCTTCGCCGCAGCATGTCGTGCAGAATCCACACCGGGTTGCTGGTGAATTCCTGGCCGAACTGGTTACCTTGGGCGTCATAAGTTGGGACAATCAGTCCTTGCGCCAGGACCTGCACCGAGGGCAGGGAGTTTCCATCGCTGACTTGATTCGGAACCACCACCGACAGGTATGCCAGGCCACCGTAGGGATCTCCGGCCGGCTGGCCGCCTGAATTGACGAAATTCAGATCGAACGCGCCGTCTCGCGTCCCCAGTGTAGGAATGTTGTACCATCCGGTGCCAGTCATGTTCTGACCCCTCACACCAAGCGGTATCTGATAACCGTTTACCAGCACCGTCAGCACGCCCTGCATCACACCGACCCCGAGCAGCACTTCCATCCGCGTCAGGTTCCCGTCGTTGCGCGCAAAGACAACCGGCGGATAATACCAGGCCGTGCCGTACACCATCGGAACATAGTCGTTGTAGCGCGCTTGGTTCACCGCTACGGCGGAACTCGTCCAGCCCTTGCCATAGCCTCGCACCGTGATTACCGGTGGAATGTACTCGATTCCGCCAAACCGTGTGAACATCCCCCGCGCCTGGCAGTCAGTCGCGGCGTACCCGCACGACGTAAACGGCACGCCGTTGTTCAGGTTGCCACGCCCACCGGGAAGACCTGCCGAGTAGCCGCACGGGTAGTAAGTAGAGTACCTGCCCTCGACACCCCCGTCAACGGCTTCCTGCTGTTGAGTGCGCGTTGATGGAAACGTCCAGGGACACAGTCGCTGAATTTTGATTTCGGGCAGAAACACGCGCTGCATGCTCATCCGGTTCGTAGCCCTTAGGCGGAACGTCGCTTGCTTAATTTGGTCCGGCGGATTGCAGATTCCCTGAAACACCACGACCGCGTCGGTCAAAGGCGTGTTGTTGCGTAGGTCGTAGAATACGAAGCTGACTGTGATGGTCGCTCCCCGGAACCCGGTACTTTGTTCGATCTCGGAGAAGTAAGAGTCTGCGTTGGCAAGCAGCAGAGTGATCGTTGGACTTCCGTCGACGCCTTGGTCCGATGCGGTTTGAATGTCGAACGCGCTATGTTGCATCACGCGAGCTGCATATGACGCGCCACCAACTGTGATCGCGTGCGTGCACCAGTGCTCTCTGTCTCCGTTCGGCAACACACAGTCGAAGATTACCAGCGGCGTGTCGGTGATCGTACTGTGCTTCAACTCAGAGACTGTTTGCATAGAGGATGTTCACCGTAGCGGAGTGGTGGTTCACGTCGGTCGATGTCAGTGCGAATATGTCGTCGCGAAACCGTGCGCTCTCATAGACGCCGCCCGTAGTTGCGCTTTTGTATGCGGACGGCGACGGTTGTGCTTCCGCCTGCGGCCCAAATACGCAGATCGTGGCGCCCGCCGGCAGTTGGATGCCGAACTCGACCGCCGTTCCCGTAGCACCGCCCGTGCCCGTTATCCGGACACGCTTCCACTGAGCTCCCAGCGCAAACCGGGCTAAGGTGCTCCCGAGTTGCAGTTGCATCGTCACCGCTTGGCTGCTCCAGGCATATACGCTGAAGCAGTATGTGTAACTGGTCGGTACGTTCAGTGTTTGTGCGAGGCTCTGCGCCGCCTGTCCCGAGTTTTCCAGTCGCCAGGCGTTGCCGCCACCCAGCGGGTCTGCCGCATTTCCGGATAGAGCCAGATACGGCTCGGCTTCCCAGGCTGCGTTCGTCAGTACCTCGCTCCAAGCAAGCAGGTTTGCCGTCGGATCGAGGAACGTGAAAGTGGTGAGCGATCCCTCCTTATCCGTGAAAAACTGTTGCAGCGCCGCTAGCTCCGCGTCACAGAGATTGGTATATTGCAATCGCCAACCGACGATCTCTCCCGCCGGATCCGCCAGTTTGATCGAGCTTCCGTCCGCTGCCGTGTTCGCAACAGTTCGCGGCCGTCTCTTCTTAACAATCGGAAACTGGCTCGTCACGCCAGTTACTAACTGCGGATAAACACTCGCGCTCATCGCCGATTCTCCTTCACGATCACCGATGTATTGCCGCACATCTCTTCCACGCTAGTGAGGTCCATTGAGTCGGAGGCGAAGCTGCAGTTCGTGTATGTGTGGCTGTCCCAGGGGTCCGTGAAGGAGAAATTACCGAAGCTGCCTTGGTTCGATTGTAAAAACTGTTCGATTGCCGCCATTTCCGTCTCATCCAACTGGCTCAACCGGATCGCCCACTGGTGCAACGGTCCCGCGCAATCCCGGTAACGCTGCTCGGTGCCGTCCACGAATCGAACTACCTGGTTTTGGAAGGCAATTACTCTGGTCGCCGGATATTGCGTAACGGCACTGCTCTTGAGGGTTGGGAATGATGCCATGTCACAGATCGCCAATTACGTCGTTAATCGAATTCATGTTCAACATCGCGCTGCGCACTGCCTGCGCGATGTCGCCGCTGCGGTCCATGATGGACTGCGCATCCATCGCCTGGATGTTCAGCGTCATCTGCGGCGGTGTCGCTTCGCTTTGACCGGAATTGCTTCCGTTTCCAGCCATGGAAGAGCCGCCAGCTCCCGAGGAGGTTGTAGGGGAGTTGCTGCCTGCGACCGAAGTGGGCAGTGCCGTTTCCGCCAGCCGCGGCATCCCTAATTGGTCGTAGTCCGCCGCCGCCAGCCCGTTCGGTGTGTCTGCGCTAACAAAGTCGATGGAAGAGGCTTTTTGGTACTTTTCGAGCTTCGGGGGCGCCGCTTTGCCTCCGCCGAACAGTCCGATCAGCCCGCTCACCAACGGAACAATCCCAAGCCCGCCTTCGAAGAACGTTGTCACCGCCGATTCGATCGTGCTTCCGGTCCCACCGGTGCTTTGCTGGCTTTCTGCGCCGCCTGCGCTGCTCGTTCCCACCGAAGTGGATGCGTAGCCCGGTACGCTTGTGGAGTTGTCTGTTGTCGCGAGTGCCGCGCCCGAAACGTCCTTTTCTGACGGGCCGTCACTCGACTCGGCAGCCTCATGCGGCGCCGGCAAGGTCGCTGCGTCCGTGCCCGCCGCCTCTTGGAAGAAACTAAGAAGTTGCTCTTGCGCTTTGCTGCTCATACTTGGTTTCCGTCCCGAGCTCCTTCTCCAGAATCGCGAACGCTTCTACCTGTCGTGCCGTCAGATACTCTTCGTTCATCAGACCTAACCGCCGCCGGATGAAGAACTCCTCGACCGTCGTTTGGCTCTCCGCCGTAATGAATGACCTGGGACACGTCCCCAGCCTCACCCCCCTGCGCGCCCACACCGGTGGCCCGCCAGCGGCGCAGTTCGCGGGCAACCAGCCGCATCTGCGCTTTGCCTCCAGACCGGACTTTCGGCAAGCGTCGCACCTCCACCCGGCCTGGTTGGAGAATTGAAAATGAAAGGCGACGATCAGTTTTTTCGTTCTTCCCCGCTTAGGCCCGTCTCGGTCTTGACCGCCGCCAGCGCTTCCCGAAACAGTTCCTCGGGCCCGCTCTCCGCCAACGCCGCTGGAGTTGCTTCCGCACCGTCCACTTCCAGGCCGGAGACTTCTACTAGCCCCCACATCAGGTACAGCCGATTGACCTCAACCTGAACCAGCGTCGCGTCCATCTTTCCCCCCGGCTCCTGGCCAGCCTCAAGAAACTCCATCCGCCGCGTCAATTCCCGGATCTGCCGCATCAGTTCGACGCGTCGCGCAAAGGACATTCGCGCGATGCGAAACCTGACCCCCGGCGCGATCTTGGATGCCACATCCTTCACACTCTCGTATTTCATACTTATCCAAACGCGATGGCGAGTTCGTTGTCGACCGTGCCTTGCGCACGCGATGGCTTGAACACCCATTGCAGCCGGTTCGCGCTGTCGTCGAACTGCGGAACCTGCGGGATTACACTCTGTAAGTACACACCCATCACCTGGCCCTGCATCTGGCCGAGTTGGAACATCAGGCTGATCGGCGACTGTTGCCGCGCAGCCTGGTACAGCGCTGGTGTTGCGCTGTCAGTCTGGCTGTACAGCCCGATCGCCGCCTGCACCGTTCTCTGTCCCGGCGAAATCGCTTGCGGTAGGCTGAAACCGAATTCGCGTGACCGCGTGTCCAACCCGTTCTTGAGCACAATCGCCGCTTCCGTAACTGTGAAGAACTGTGCCGCTGTACTCCCCAGCCACGCCTGCCCTAAGTTGCCCGGCACGATCGAGTAGTCGAACGCGGCTACTTCCGGCTCCACCGGATAGCTTGCTAGACTCCCCTGTCCCGCCGTGAAACTCGCACTGTCCACCACGTCTTGGGCTAAGCCACGAAAATGGAATTGGTGAAAGTCGCCATTGATTTGGATTTCCATCTCATCCACCGCGGCGCCGCTCAGTATCCTTTGCACCGCGCCCGCCGGGTCCCAGTAGTCGAACAAGGTGGCGCTCGGCAGTTCCGTCGCCGGTTGGTAGGTGACCGCCGCCCCGACCGTGGCTCCGGTCGCTGGGGCCGCCGTGAACGGCGCGTTGATCTGTACCGTGTTCGCGTTCAGTACCGCCGCCACAAACCGTATTTCGCCGCCGCTCGACACCGCCTGATTTACGCTCAGTCCGTGAGGCGATGCGAACCCGAGCGTCGTGTTGGAGCACGACGCCACCACCCCACCGTTGAAGACCAACGGTGCCGCGCCCAACGCCGCCTGAAACAATGGCCCGTAGGCCGGACCGCCCGCTTCGGACTGCCAACTCGTCATGTACGTCTGCAGTTCGAATGCGGTGTTGCGCCGGCCGCCCGCAGGCAGCCCGGGAAACGTCCTGCTTCCCGTCTTGTCTTTCCGCTCCGTGACCTCGGGTTGCTGCTGCACGGTCAGCTTGAGCGCTGGAATGCGATTGCTCGCCGTGATCGAAGCCACGCTGCCGTACCCGCTTTCCAGCGCTGTGTAGAATCGGTTTGCGTTTGAAGATATATAAGAGGCCATCTTAGTTGATACTCACTCCAATCTCGAATGTCACTTTGGCCGTCTGAACGAGGTTTTTGCCTCCGCTCTTTACGGCTCCGAATGCAACCTGGTACCCGCCCGCATAGTACATCCCGCCGCCCCAGTCTCCACGGTTGGAATCGAGTGTGTGCATCACCGCGCTTGTGTATAACTCAACGGTGTCTTGCAGCCCTTCCAGCCGGTCCTGCGAGTGCCGCACTTCAATCGCCATCTGCGAGACCCCGGAGAACGTCCGGAATTTCTCCACTAACTGGTTCGCGAGTTTCTCGCAGTAGACGTTGAGCGCCGGATAGTGCACCGGCTTCGCTCGCTCCACAATGTCTAGCGCCACGTTTTCGGCCAGGATCTGCGCCGTCCCCAGCGGCGACACTGTCGTCACTCCGCCGAGTGCCATGGCCTCCAGGCTGAGATTCACGCCGCTGGACCCCGTCAGCAACTGCACGGTCTTGGCCGTCGCCGTGTTTCCTATCGTCTTAGCCATCAGCCCCTCTGTATCGTTCGCGGCAGCGCTTGCAGGTAGTTCGGCTCCTGACCGAATCCCGGCTTGCGTCCCGTCGCGCTGATCCACACCGGCTGCACCCACGCCACGCCCACATCGAGCGGCGAACTGTTCTGCAGCGTCACACTGTCCGGGTCCGTGCCAACATACACATTCCAACCCGTCGCGTTCGCCGGCACCGGCCCGGGCAGGGCCGAAAACGAGCTCGACGATGTCGCAATCGCCGCTGGAATCGCACTCGCCCCTTCTTCGTTCGTCCGGTTCACCCAGGCCGCCGTCACATAGTAGATGTTGTCCGGCAGGCTCCCGGGCGCCGCCGTCAGCACAGGCGTCAGCGCACGCGCCACTGGTCTCGACGCCATTCCGGCTCCGGCGTCGATCAGTCGCTCGCGATACGAGTTAGCCATCTTCTGGAACTGCTCGCTCTTGCCCTGGTAACGGTCGTTCAGTTGGCTGTTGTACGCATCGGCGTACACCAGCTCCAGCGTTCGGTAGGCGTGCCACAACTTGAGCGCCGTCGTCACCACCACGTCGTTCAGCTTCGGCCTCATTATCGCCCACACCGGGCGTTCCGCCATTTCCGTGCGTTTGAGCAGCGCATTCAGGTCCAGCCCGATCTCCTCGTAGGCCAGTACCAGCTTGCGCTTCACATCGATCCCCTCGGAGCTAGCCACACTCATCAACTGCGAGTCCAGCCCCGTCATGAATTCGATGTGAGAAGGTGGTCCGTCCGTGAATAGTGCCATACGCCTATGCCTGGCTCTTGGCGCGCTTTCCCGCGTCCTGGATTCGGTTCCACTCCGCCATCGGCAGGAATGTCATTTGTACCTTGGCTGCCGCCATGGCTTCCTCCGCCGCTTGCTTGGCTTTGGCCCGTGCCTCGCGAAACGCCGCCGCGTCCGCTTCTTTCGCCAACCGCGCCCCGCCTTCCACGATCAGTTTCGCTGCCAACTCAGGCGTCACTTCGGTCAGTCTGCCTGCGGGCCCCCCGTCCGGTGTTTCCAGGCTCTCCACCACTGGAAATGGGTCGCCGATTTTCGCTTGCGTGTCCCGTATCTTCTGGTAGTACATTCTCAGATCCATCCCGCTCTCCTCGCATTGAATTGCGGACCGGCCGCCATCTTACGTCGGCCGGCCCGCTTCGCGGTTCCGTTTCGCTAAGTGTTGACCTGCACGCCGCATGCGTTCCGCAGCACGCCGCAGCCGTACAGCACGTCTACCGTGAATTGCTGCGCCAGCGTGTTCGGCTGGTAGCTCATCACCACCCGTACGCCGAAGTTACCCAGCTCCGCGTACTCCGCAATCGCTCCCGTTCCCGGAAGAGGCTGCGGCAACCGCCGAACCACCAGGCCGATAGCGTCCCGCGTGAACGCCAGATTGTGTGTGTTGATCGGGGCGCTTCCCGTTTTCGGCACGAACTGCGAGCGGAAAATATAGAAGTCTTTGTACTTGCCGATCGTCCCGTCGATCAATGCCGCCAGGCCGGCCGCGCCCGCCGTCTGGAACTCTTCGAACAGCGGAATCTGCCGCCATGCCGAGTAGGCCGCCGAATCCACCACGATGTACTTCGGCTCGTTCGGCGGCGCCTTGGCCAGGAACAGCGCCGTTTCCGCCGCGTCCACCGTCGCTTCCGTCAGCGCTACGCCCGCCGTCCCCACCGCGGTGTTTGTCGTGAATCCCGCGTACAGGCCCAGCAGGCTCGTTTCGATGCTCTGCGCGATCGCTGCCACTGCCGGCTGCATGTAGATCTTCAGCAAATCCGGCACCGCCAGTATCTTCGTCACGTCCGGAATCTGGAAAGTCGCTTCCGCGTGCGTGTTCAGCACGATCTGCGCGTTGCCCAGACTCGGATTCTGCAGCGTTACCGTTCCGCCGGCCGCGATGTTGTTGGCCACTAGCGTCGGCGGGATCGGCACGTTGACCGTATCGCCCGCATTCGCCAGCACGGGTTCGTAATCGCGATTGACCAGGTTCCCCATCACCAGGTTTCCTACCAGCACCGGCAAAGCGTCCGCCGCCACCAGCTTCACAATCGCGTTTGCGACGTTACTATTTGTAATTGCTCCCATTCTCTCTCCTTGGTTTGTTGTTGCCGGCCCTGTTGGCCGGGCTTGTCACTACAGACCCTTTAAGGTCTGCGACGCCACGCGCACGATTTCCTCTCGTACCCGCCGCATGTCTTCCGCGCTCATGCCCGGCCGGATTCGGTCCAGCGTCACCGCCTCGCCTCCGCCCACCGGACTTTTCAGCATCCCTGCCATTCCGCTCCCCCCGGGTATGCGCGCCGGCAGAAACTCCGGATTCTCTCTTACAAACGTCGCCAGGTACTCGCGAGCCGGCACCTCGCCGCTTTCGCCCCGCGCCACCAGCCGCCCGTCCTCGCTCCGCACGATGTCGTCCTGCACCGCTTTGAAGGCCAGGTCCACCTTCGCCACACCCAGACGTTGCAGTTCCGCCCGCACCGCCGATGCGCGTTCCGCTTCCTCCGCCATCTTGCGGCTGCGTTTGTTCTCTTCCACCAGTTCGTTTACACGGCGCTCTAGTTGCTCCCGCCGCCTCCGCTCTTCCTGTAACTCGGCTTTGTGCGCCGGCTCGGCCTTGGCCTGTTCGTTGTTGACGAATTCCTGGATCGCCTGCCGCACCACCGCTTGAACGTCGATTCCTTCCATACACCCCTCTCCCCGCATGCCCTCGCAACTTACTCGCGCGTCGCCGCTCTCGCCCGACCCAGTGAGACCGCCCGCGTCTTCCGCCATCCTATTCCGCCCCTTCGATCTCTTCCGCTACCTGGCTCTTCACTTCCTGCCGCGCGTTCGCCAGGTATTGGTTCGCCAGCCGCTTGTAGATCTGCTTGGTCAGCGTCGGCGATTGTATGCGCAGGTTCAGTAGCTTCTGCGCATCGTCTAGCTCCGTACTGAAATCGTCGATGTCGAATTCGTCCATCCCCGCGACGTCGATGGAGACTTCGTCCTGCCGTGCCGCCGCCATCGCCCACAGCACCTGCTTCATGCTTTCCCGTACCGTTGTCCCGTACGCCCCAAGCACCTCGGCCGTGGTCGCGAAGTCCAGTTGTTTGCCGAGCGCCGATTGGTTGGCCGAACTCGATGCCCCACCCATCGCCTGGTTGTTCAGGTAACAAACACGGTAGATCTCGTCCTTCATCTGCACCAGGTTGTCCGCCGCGATCTGGTATACCTTCCCCTCCGGCTCCGTCCACCCGAACTTATCCTCCGGTCCAAGTTGGATGTAATACGACTCGCCCACGATTTGGTTCCACTCGCGTTCCGAGTAGATCACCGGCATCGCGAACAACCCCATCGTCAACGCCCACCCCAGCGCGTTCGACTTGTTGAAGTGTTCCAGTTGCAGCAGCGCGGCTCGGTTCATCAGCCACAGCCCCTCGCTCACTCGCATCTGGAACAACGGCACCCGGCCGAGTGACGCCAGCGCGTGCCGCCCCTCGTCGATCTTCTCGATCGGCTTGCCCTCGCCCGCCTTCCGGTAAACCTCGAAGTTCTCCTTGTCGTAGTAAATCCAGCGCGTTTCTTGTTCCCAGTGCGCATCCGTCACTTTCGACTGCTGCAAACATGAGGTCCGGATTACCGCCCAGTCCAGCCCGCCGTTCGGGTCGTGATTCCAGTTGATGACTTCGTCCGCGCCGTACTCCACTAGGTATGCCCGCGACGTCCCCGCCGCGTCTTCTTCCGCCCGCGTCAGTGCCGGCCCCGCACTGCGCGGAAAGTCCACCACCAGGTAGCTCGACCCGCACACCAGCGCCTCCACGAACCGTTTACGGAAGAACTCGCTCAGGCTCGTGCCCCGCAAGTCGCAGTCGTTCGCCAGTTTGCTGTAGAAGTCCTTCGCCCCGGCGTCGGTCCCCTCCAGCATCAGCGCCGGCGCGCGATGCATCACCGTCGCTGCGTACCAGTCCACGATCGAACCGATGTAGTTTTGATAGAACACCCGGTTCAGCCGCTCCTGATAAACCTCGCCCGGTTCTTTGTGCCGCCGCAGCAGGTATTCACCGGCCCGCGCTCGCAACTGGTCGCCGCCCAGGTACAGGTCCTTGTAACGTCTCCACGTCGTCTTTCGCGCGATGTATTCCGGATGCTCCCGGTTGATCGTTTGCATGATTAGAACAATCGCTCCTGTTTCTCCCCAATTCCGGGAAGCATTCTGCATTCCTGCCACAACAGGTACCCCAACGCGTCCGATAAGTGCGTCCTCATTCGGTCCCGATCTTTGTCCACTACGTTCGAATCGGCCTTGTAAGTCACCTGTTCCAGATCCTTGATCAGTTCCTTGCACCGCGGGTCTGCCAGCAGCCCTACTTCTCCCGCCGCCGATCGCAGCTTCGCGTTCGTCAGGTTGATCCGGTCCCGCACACTCGGATTCGCCCTCGGTACGTGGTACTGGAGTCTTATCCCCGAGTGAGCCCGAAAGTAATCCCGGACCATGTCGTAGTCCGTCGCGCCCGTCGTCTGCCGCTGGTTTCCCGAAGCGTCTCCGTAGATGTGAACGCCCGCCCAATGCTCCGGATACCGTTTCAGAAATTCCTCGCAGGCATCCATCGTCGTTCCGTTCCGCACCACGATCTCGTCCAGCACTTTTACTTGCGAACCCACCACCTGTACCACCAGCGAACTCATCGGATCCACGTTGAAGTCCAACGCCCACAGCAGCGGCAGCCGCTGGTCGCGGCCCATGTCTTGCGTGTTTCCCGCCCGCGTGAACGAGCTGTAAACCGTGCCTCCGCTCAGGCTCACGTACGCACCTAGCGCTTCCTGTTGGAAGAACCGCTCGTCGTAGCTCTCCCGCAGCCGGTCATAGAAGTCCGGCACCCTTTCGAGTAAGTGCCGGTTTTCGTAAGGCTGTGCCACCACGACTCCGTACCCTTTGCCGGGTTCCTCCATGAATTTCCGAAACACCCAGTCGTAACCCTTCGGTGTCCACACGGCGAAGCCGCACAACCGCTGCGCTTTCGGGTCCCGCAACCGTCCCTCCAGTCGCAGCCACGCCGCCTCAGGCGTGTAAGTCAGTTCGTCCAGTCCGAACCACGCCAGGTTGGTTCCCCGCAGTCGCTCGAATTCGTCCACCGGCCGGAACACGATCCGCGAACCCGTGTCTTTCATTCGCACCGCGTTTTCTGCCTTGTTGTGCTCGTACGGGATTCGGTTGCTGTCCAGTATCTCGAAGAGCGTCGACTGCGTCGCGTCCCGTAGCATCTGGTAGGTCGGCGCCCCCAGCAGTCCCATCCGCCTTGGGTTCTGGTAACTCAGCCGGATCGCTTCCTGGCAAAGCGCCTGGCTTTTGCCGCTCCCAATTGGCCCGGAAAACCCCTTGAAACGCGTTCTCAGCTCATGAAAGGAGTTCTGTGAGGGAAGTGGGGCATAGGCTATTTCTCGGTTTTGGACGTCAGTGGTTCGACCCATGTCACCTTGATCTCCTTCGCCTCTTCGGATGCCTCCTCTAACTCATTTTTCATCTGCACCAGTTTGATGTAGTCCCCCACCGAGGGGCTGAAATTGGCGTCTGTGATCTTGTCCTCGAACTTGGCGATCGTTTGCGCCAGTACTTCCGAAACCTTGAGCTTCTGTTTGAGCGCCTGGTAGAAGCCGCAATCCTCGCAAGGTCTGATTTCTTTCTTTGCTTTGCTCGGCACCTTGCTCGCCATTGTTTGTCCCCAGGAAACTCGGCTCCGCGATTGACTTGTGAAGCCGTGCAACTCTCTTCCCGACTTGAATGTATCATCGGGGCTCTCACACACGTGTCCCGGAAGTCTTCTCAACTTATTGAAAACGAACGGAAGAAAGTTTTTCCTGCGTTGGTGAAGACGATTTGAACCGTCGTAGCGCACGCAGTCTTGCGTGCAGGGTCGAGAGTCGTCTCGACCTTTCCTACTCTCGCGGCACACACGTTTGCAGCCGTGGCGCGCGCCCTCCTGCGTGCCGTATCGGGACTCTCCTCGACACTTGCTCGCGCGCGGAGAATGCCGGGTGGCGGCATGAGTGCCGCCCCGCGCCGTCTATTCGCCCGCCATCGCCGCTTCTCTCGCCCGCGCCCGATGCAACTCCACCTTCCACCGCTTCATCCACAGGAACAGCGTCAGCAGGCCCCACAGATGGTATCCGGCATTGATGCGCCTCTCCATGTGGTCGCGGATCAGCGTCTCAATCGCCCCTTCCTCGAATATGCCGCTCGCCTGTACCGCCTCCCGCGTCAGCGTGTCCATCAGCAACCGCCGCAACGGACGCCGGAACCAGTCGTGCGTCGGTATGTCGAACCCGGCCTTCTTTCGGTTGAGTACACGCTCAGGCAGCTTCCCGCGCATCAGTTCCTTCAGCACGTACTTCTGCCGCCATCCGCGAATCTTCAGCCGCACCGGTAACCGTGCCGCGAATTCCACGATCCGATGGTCCAGTATCGGCGGCCGTACCTCCAGCGAATGCGCCATACTCATGCGATCCGTTTTGTATAGGATGTCGTCCGGCAAGTAATAACTCTGGTCCACCCTCAGATATCGTTCCACCACTCCGCGGTTGCTCGTCGACACTTGCCGCGCTAACTCCGCCAACCCGTTGTCGCCGCCGCCGCGCCGGATCGCCCTAAGTTGTTCGTTCGAAAACGTCCCATTCCAGAAGAAGTGCGCTTCGTCCGCTTCCAGCAGGCTTCCCTCAATCCCGCGCTTGATCTTATACTCCAACCCGATCTTCTCGTCCGATACCGGCACGTATCTCTCCAGTGCCCCATGAACAGCGCGCCGCAACCAACGCGGCGTCCATCGCAGCGGCCTCGCCAGCCGATCCGCCTGGTACGTCTCATACCCGCCGAATAGTTCGTCCGCGCCTTCTCCCGAGAGCGCTACCGTCACATACTCCCGGGTCATCTTTGACAGAAACCAGACCGGCAGCGCCCCCGCATCCGCGCTCGGTTCGTCTGAGTAATACGCGAAGTCCTGGATCGCGCTCTCGAGCTCCGTCTCCGGATTCAGGTCGAATTCGTGATGATCCGTCCCGTACACTTCCGCTACTTCGCGGAAGTACGAGCTCTCATCGAAACTTCGCCCTTGAAAGGAAATCGAAAAGGTCTTCAGTCGGCTTCCGCTCTGTTCCGCCGCGTAATGCAGTATCGTCGAGGAATCCACTCCGCCCGATGCCCACACGCCCAGCGGCACGTCCGAGACTAAGTGCTCTCTCACCGACTCTCGCAGCAGCCCGTCCAACTCTTCCTTCGCCGCCTCCAGCGAATAGGCGCGCGCTCCCTCGCGTGGCAACTCCCACCACCGTTCCATCCGGCACTTCCCGTGGCTCCATTCGAGTAAGTGCCCCGGCGGCACCTTGCGAATTCCTTCGATGAGTGTCCTGTCTCCCGGTACATAGTTGACCGAAAGAAACCGGTCCAGCGCCTGTTCGTCCAGCCAGCGCGGAATGTGTTCGTGCTCCAGAATTGCCTTCAGCTCGCTGCCAAAATACAGATCCTCCCCGCTGCGGTAGTAGTACAGCGGCTTGATCCCCATCCGATCCCGCGCCAGCACCAGCCGCCGCTTCGTCTCCGACCACAGCGCCACCCCGAACATCCCGCGCATCCGCTCGAAACACGCCGTGTCCCATTCGAGAAACGCCCGCAGCACCGTCTCCGTGTCGCAGTGCGACTGGAAGCGATGCCCCAACCGCTCCAGTTCGCGCCGGATCTCTAGGTGGTTGTATATCTCGCCGTTGAAGACAATCGCCGTGCCCCCGTCCTCGCTGACAATCGGTTGATCCCCGCCGCCCAGGTCGATAATCTTCAGCCGCACCGCGCACAGCGTTACTTCGCTCCCCTCGTATATCCCCTGTTGGTCCGGCCCCCGGTGATGGATGGCCCGCAGGATGCGCCCGGCCACCTCCCGGTCCCACACCCCACTCAC